CAAACATAAGGTCGGATTTGAAGTTCACATCTACAGTGAAAAGAACATCGGTGGCCTACGTGAGTTCTGCTCAACGGCCGGTATCGTCAACGATACGATGAACGAACTGTACGATGAGTACGAAAAACAGGCAGCAAGCCACCCCGGTGAGATGCCTGTCGTTCGTTGTACCTCTGTCGAAGAGGTCAAAGGATCGCACGGTGTCAACTACAGACCCATCCTAGAGATCGTAGGATGGGCGCCATGGCCCGACATGGGCGATGACGCACCACAGGCACCAGCAGCAGCCCCAGCGGCCCCTGCTGTGCCGCCACCAGCACCAGCAGCACCGGCTCCCGGTCCTGAACTGGGAGATGCGTTCTAAAACTAATGGCCCGGGTTCCCAGACCCGGGCCACCTTTTTCTAGCAGGGGATTATGAATGATACAGGCTGAACCATTGTTCAAACCAGATGAGCAACAAATAAGATTTCACATCACGCGCCTTTTCATAAGGTGCCAAACAGAATGCCCGGAAACTACATTCCAATTAGATCGATCGGAGGTCGATGGGCCAGCATGGGTTTCGCACCAGTTCCCAACGACAGCAGAAGGTATACAGAACGCGGTCATATGGGCCATGGATTGGAACAGTGCAGGGTGGAACCTATATGTTAGCATGAACCCCCGTAGGTTGGGGTTAGACCCAAACAAAAGCGCAACGGATAAGGACATACTGTGCGCCTTTTTCTCATTCGCCGATCTGGATTCGGAAGAGGCACTGGAGTTCGTTACGAACAACCCTATGCCCATACCCCACACGTTCACCGTTAACACAGGCACAACGCCGTGGCGCCGGGTTCACTTAGTGTGGGAGCATGAAAGCCCGGTGTATAACCTGGAAGCGTGGCGGCAGACACAGGTCGGCCTTGCCAACCACTTCAAAGGCGACAAGGTCATCGATCCTCGCAGAATACTAAGGCTTGCAGGTTGCGTGAACTACCCTACAAAGAACAAGCGCGAGCGCGGATACATCACAGAAACAGCGACCATACAGACAGAATTCAATGGCGAAGAGCGTGACCTAGTGGACACCGTCGCCATGCACAACGAATACGCTGGCACCCCTGCTAGTGTGGCACCGGAGCGCGAACACTCCACTGGCGGGTTGGGTCTGCCGGGTTCGTACTCCGGTGCCGATGTTCAACAGCTACTCGCCGACATATCGGCCGGTAACGAATGGCACAACAACATGGTCAAGCTGACGGCTCATTGGGTAGCCAGAGGCTGGTCAGACGCTGAAGTGCGCCTATCATGTTTGTCTATGACGTTGCCAGGATACACACATGCAGACACTGAGCGTGAGGTTATGAAGGCCGTACAGGGGGCAAGAGACAGATGGGACTACCAGAACCCCACACATGAGGTAGGCGACAGCGTAGAGACACAGTCACAGGCCACAGCGTCAACAGCCATCGTCATCAAGTGGTTCAATGAGATACACCAGACGACAGAGATCATAGACTTTGTCGAAGAACTGCTGGGCCGATGCCAGATGTCGGTCATCTATGGGGAATCAAACAGCGGCAAGACGTTCTTCATTATGGACTTGGCATTCCACGTTGCCATGGGTTGGCGATGGCGTGGCCTCGATGTCGATCAAGGTGGCGTCATATACTGTGCATTAGAAGGAGCGCACGGCATCACCAACAGGGTGGAAGCATTAAAGAAAAACTACAAAGACAGGATCGGCGACACCGTGCCGCCGTTCGGCGTGGTCACAACAACGCTGAACCTACTAGACCCAGAAGCAGACACGCAGCCCCTAATTGACGCCGTCAACGCAAAGGCCAATGAGATGGGCGTCAAGGTGCAGATGATCGTCATCGACACGCTGGCAAGGGCCATGGCCGGCGGCAACGAGAATAGTTCAGACGATATGGGTAAGCTGGTCATCAACTGCGATACGATAAGGTACGGCACAGAGGCACACATATCGCTGGTGCATCACTCCGGTAAAGACCAAGCCAAAGGTGCGAGAGGCCACAGCAGCCTCAGAGCAGCAACTGATACAGAGATAGAGGTGATGCCGCATGAAGGATTGTCCGTCGCCGCGGTCAAGAAACAAAGAGAATTTGAAGGCGGTCAAGAGTGGGCGTTCAGCCTCAACCAGGTAAAGGTCGGCATAAATGGTAGAGGCAAGGACATCACATCGTGCATCGTAGACCACAATGAACAGGCACCGCCGCCCAAGAAAAAAGGTCGGCCAGTTAAGCTAACGGACAAGGGAAGGACCGGGCTAGACATCCTGAGACAGGTAATTAAGGAAAAAGGTGTCAAATCACACGATCAAAGCATGCCACCCCATAAAATGGTTTCAGAACAACAGTTTGAGGCGGCTTTTAGAATGGCTGGAGTTGCACAAGAAAGCCGAATGAAACAAGAGTATTCTAGAGTGCTGGATAACCTAAGAAACACAGGAAACACAGTAATGCTCAAGAATTTTCTATGGATACCAGATGAACCGCAACCCCTTGATGAGTAAGGCATACACAACAATGCACAACAATACACAACAATACTCAACAATTAAGTGGTGCATGCACACCCCCAAACTCAACAACACAACAACATCTATAGATGTTGTGTTGTTGTGTTTGAGTGCAGGGTTTTTGAGATGAGTGAACCTAGAAAGCCAGATCGCATTACCAATTTCGAGGATGTGGGATCGGAGACACATGAAGCTATCTATCGGTCGCTGCGTCCATTAGACGCTATCGCACATGACATGGAGATGAAGTGGGGTGTCGATAGGCTTGAGCAACTTGTGTCGCCACAACTGGCGGCGAAGTTCGGAACAGCAAAGGCACAACTCGATCAGGCCATCGATCAAGCCGACCCGGCAATGGTCGCGCAAAAGGCCAGCGCAATGATCAGAGGGTGGCAAGCACTCGATCAGGCAGCGGCACACCACATGACCATCGATCAAATAGCAGAGGCCTGGTATTGGAAACATCCTGAAACAAATCAGTCATACGCCGTCACAAAGGATAATGCATCGGCTCAAGCCATTCGTAGACTGTCACCCGCGCCTATCATTTATACCATGGATGAGGTCTGTCGTATCCTCACATGCAATGAGATGGCAATGGTCGATAAGGTTAAAGAAACATTCCCCAATGCCACAGTTGTGGACGCTGGGCCAAAGGATGATGAACCGCTCAACGATGAAATACCATTTTGATGAGGTGACAATATGGCTAAGAAGAAAAAGAAAACACCAACAACCGCCGATTATGGACCGCCAGAAAGGCAGCAACATGGTGAGTATGTCGAGGTCGAGACATCCGTCGCCGGCGTCAAGGCAATACGAAATGTTACCGTTGACCCAATCACAACGTATCATAGGAGAGGCAGTATCTCACAGGAGCAATGGCAAGCAGCCGACCACTTCGCCGGTCACTACAGAACGGCAGCACTCGCTGTGTCATATTCTCACGTTAGGTTCGGACACACACCTGGTGGACAAAGCGATGAGTTCCTCGAAAGGGTCAATGATACCAAGCGTAAGATCAGAGCCGCGCTCAAACATGTCGGAAACCCTCTCGCATCAGTCATTGAACATGTCGCCGGCAATGATCTAACAGCCGGTACATGGTCAGGCGTCAAGAATAGTAAGCGGCCAAACGTCGATGGCATGGTGGCACTACGACTAGCCCTCGATGGCCTCGCAGAATACTATAATATGCGGTGAGCTAAACGTTCTAGTAGACGCGAGGTGATATCACCACTAGATTTATAGGTATGTTGAGCCACTTGGCTCTGCTTATCCTCACTTAAACCTCACGCCGGCCACACAAATGGTCGGTGTTTTTTTGGATGTGTGCCATGGGCAGAAAGACAAAACGAACGCCAGAATTAATCGAAGCACTGTTGATTGGTATGGGCGAAGGTCGATACGAAAATGAACTGTGCGTCGAGTTAGGCGTCGATCCGTCTGTCGTTAGAACGTGGAAGCGTGGCGACACTGAACTAAGGGAGCAAGTGCGAGAAGCTCGATGCGATGGCATCCTGGCACGGCTAGAGGCAGACAAGGCCATGCTGGTCGCCGCCGTGTCGCGTGATGAGATACTCAAGGCAGACAAGTGCCTGACGCACAGTAGATGGGAAGCTGAGAAGCTGCTCAAAGACTTCCAGCCGGTTCAGAAGCAAGAGGTGTCGCATGTCGGGCCACATGTCATTGGCTGGGCTGATGATGAACCAAAGCCTGTAACACGCATCGTATCCGATGATGTGTTGGATGACATCACGCCAGAGGATGTGGTCAATTAATCGTTGTCGTAGTCGTATCACCCGCCTCGCGCCTGGGAGACGCTGGCACATGCTGGCACGTAATAGAACAGTACGCGAACATAGGCTGGATAACGTAGCAATATCAGTGGGTTAGCATGGATTGAGTGCAATAATTTTACATAATATCTATTATGCGATTAAGCGTGGCACTCTCCAATGATATCAATGACTTAGCGGCCTCGATGCTGTGAATCCTGTAGAAAAAACGGTTTTCGGCTCTCATTGGCCGACCCAGGGGTACCCCGCCGTTTTCTTTGTCGATAATATAATAATGGGTCCACCACGCAAACCCGACACCTACCCAGAGAATAGAAGGTGTACACCATGGCCCGAGTAAGAGACTACGCCAAGGAGTACCGGGATTACCATGGCAAGCCGGCGCAGGTTAAGCGTCGTGCTGGTAGGAACACGGCCCGGGCTAAGATGGTGAAGGCTGGTCGTGTTAGTAAGGGTGATGGCAGGGATGTTGATCACAAGGATCGGAACCCTACGAATAATAGTGCCGGCAACATGCGGGTGCAGAGTGTATCGAAGAACCGTGCGAGGAACAGCAACCGGACCAATACGAAGGCTGGATTGTTGGGGAAGCGCAAATCGTTACTTGGTTAGGAGATATCATGGCAAAGGCAGTAAAGAAGGCGGCGCCTAAGAAGAAGGCGAAGACGCCTAAGATACCGCGGAAGCGCGCCAAGAAGGTTGATGGCACGTTTGAGGCTGACGATCCCAAGACGCCTGATGTTAATGAGGCGTTTGTTGATGATCATCGTTTAGCGCAGCGCGCCACTCGGAGCCAGACGGGCAGTCGTTCGAGGCGTCTTGGGGGTAAGTTGGTTGATTGATGCGCGTTATTGTTCCTGGTGTAATTACGGCTGAAGAGGCTGCATCGTTAGCGTCTACGGTTGGTTATTTGGATTGGGGGGATGATCGTTTAGTTGGGATATTGGAGCGGGTACGTGAGATTGCCCCTGTGTCGTTATGTGAGGGTTCGTATGTTCGCGTTGAGCAGCGGCCTGATGGTTGCCCTTGGCACCAGGACACGGGAACTGCTGGTCACATGGGCTGGTGTCGTTACACGGCGGGTATTTTGTTGGTGTCGCCATCTGGGTTTACTGGCGGCGGTTTTTATTTTTGCGATGAGCCTGACAAGCCTTTGTTTCATTATTGTGATTTATTGGTTTGGAGTGGCGGCGATGACAATGTTCACTGTGTTTCGCGGAACAGTGGCGAGCGGATTGCGTTATTGATGTTCTTTGGGGGATCAGAGGATGTCGGGGATTGAGTTTGGTTGTGGTGATAACCCGCAAAAGCCTGAATATTTAGGCTGTGATGTTCGGGATTTTCATCGATCAGGTTATTCGTTTGAGAGTTTAGGATTGTTTATCGCGGGTTTTGGTTTCTTGATGCGGTGTCGGGTTGATGCGCCGCCACAGGATTTACACGTTTTGTTTGGGCTGGGGGATCGGCTTGATGGTAACACCGGCTAAGATCACGATACCTTATACGCCGCGGCCCTTGCAGAAGGTGTTTCACCAGCACTCGCGTCGATTTTCGGTTGCGGTTTGCCACCGTCGTTTTGGTAAGACGGTGATGGCGATTAATTGGTTGTTGAAAGAGGTTTTGACATCCAAGCAGAACCGGGCGCAAGGGGCATATATCGCTCCGACATATGGTGCTGCGAAGCGCATTGCGTGGGTGATGTTGAGGGATTACGCGGGTGTTTTGCCTGGTGTTAAGTTTAACGAGGCAGAGTTGCGTTGTGATTTTCTTGATGGTCAGCGTATTTGGTTGCTGGGATCGGAAAACCCTGATGCATTGCGCGGCATGAGGTTAGATGCGGCGTGTTTAGATGAATATGCCGACATGAATGCTAGGTTATTCCCAGAGATTGTGCGGCCGGCGCTGAGTGATTTCGGCACAGGTAAGTGTTTATGGATTGGTACTCCGCGTGGCGAGAACCAGTTTAAGGAGATATACGACACCGCCAAGGAGCGCATGGATGACGGCGACCCTGAGTGGTTTGCAATGTTATTCCCGGCTAGTGACACGGGGATACTGGCACAGAAGGAGCTTGATGCTGCTCGGGCGACGATGGATGAGAGCCAGTATCTACAGGAATTCGAGGTATCGTGGGCAGCGGCGCTGATTGGAGCGTACTTTGCCAAGCAGTTAGATAGCATTGATCTGGCTGGTCAGATTGGCCGTGTGCCATGGGAGCCGAATCTTCCGGTAACGACGGCATGGGACTTGGGGATCGCTGACAGCACGGCTATTTGGATGGTACAACAGGCCCGTGGTGAGAAGTATTTACGGGTTATTGACTATTACGAGGACACCGGCGAGGGGCTACATCACTACATCAAGGAATTGCAGAGCCGGCCTTATACGTACGATCGGCATTTGTTTCCCCATGATGTGATGGTTAGGGAATTAGGTTCGGGCCACAGTAGGTACGAAACCTTACAGAATCTTGGGGTACGCCCGACAGTTGTGCCTAAATTAACCGTCCAAGACGGTATTGAAGCAGTCAGGGGTCTTATCCCAAGATGCTATTTTGATCGAGGTAGTTGTTCAGAGGGCTTGAAGCACTTGCGGCACTACCATCGTCAATTCAATGACCGGACGGGTGATTGGAAAGACAAGCCCAACCACGATAAGTCAAGTCATGCATGTGATGCCTTTCGTTATTTAGCGGTTGGGTTGCGAGATGGCGACGATGATGCTTACCGGACGGCGGCTCGCACGGGTCGGATGAACGGCCAGCCTATTATGGCGCCGATAGGCACTTCGTTTGGTTGAGGTCGTTAAGGCTCGCTACGGGGATGTCGTTTTTATTGCGCGTAATATGCGTGAATTGGACGCTGAAGAGATTTTGCCGCTGACATGGACGGGCAAGCCAGAGGATTTGGCGATGGGCGTCTGTGCATCTGGCGGGATCGCGAACGTTGCTCTTTGTTCGGGACGGCCTGTTGCCGCTTGGGGGGCTACGATGCAGCGGCCCCAGTTTTGGTCGGTGTGGATGTTTTCGACAGATCAGTGGCCCAGTGTGGCGCTGACGGTAACTCGGAACATACGCCGGGTGATGATGCCTGAGATGATCGCTGCTGGTGCGGTTCGCGCCGACTGTTGGTCGATGGAAGGGCATGACGTTGCCCATCGTTGGCTAGAGGTTCTAGGCGCGTTGCGCGAGTGTTCAGTTGAGGACTACGGCGCGACCCGTAAGACGTTTCACTGTTATTCATGGACGCTCACTCGTTTAGAGCGCAACGGAGATTTTGATTATGTGCGTAGGTCCGTTC